CGCCGCAGCAATGGCAGGCCTTCGGCGGTTCAATTCGATCACGCACGCGCGCCAGGGCGCGGCGCGAGACATGGGGAAGAGGGGCGGGCGCCTGCAGCTTGGTCTTGCTCCGGCTGCGCGGGTCCACGCCGAGGACGGAAACGGTCATGCTTGTGCCCTCCAGGGATCGGTGCGACGGCGATAGGCTGCGAATGCGTCGATGGCGCGGGCCATGGCGTATGCAACGGGGATGAGGAGGAGGGCGGCGATCATTTCCGCGGTCCCTTGCGGCGCTTGAATAGCGCTCGCAGTTCGGTGGCGAGAACGACCAGGCCGACGATGAGGAAGCCGGCCATCAGAGAACTACCTCGCCGCTGTCGCGCAGCGACCGTTCAATCAGCATGCGCGCGCGCTTCAGCAACTCATCCTGCAGGGCCTTCACTCCAGGCGCGCCGGCGCGCTGGTCGAAGGGCCATTTGCTCAGCGCAACCAGGGCCACACCTGACGCGGTTTCGGGAGCGAGATCGCATTGGAGGGTTTCGGCCCACCAGTCGATGGCTTCGCCGAATGCGAGCGTGGCACGGCCGGCGAACAGATCGCAGAGGACGCTGAGGATGTCGGCGTCGGTGAGTTTGGGTTGGCTTACCCGGAGTAGGGTGTCTTTGGTTTCGCCCAGGGCCTGCAGGCTTACTGGCGTGGGTGCCGAATTGAGGGATAGCATGGCTTCCTATCGTCATCAATGACCCATAAATGGGTCGACGAAAGGAAATTTACAACCCAAAAACGGGTTAGTCAACCCGAAAATGGGTTGGTTTTAGAAAAAAATATGCCCCGGGCTGGGGCGAGTTTGTTCCTACTTTCGCTCAGCAGGCGTTCTAAGGATCACGCTCGGAGCAGATGGTTTGATGGTCAAGTAGTCGATTTGGTCGGGTTTGGCTGGCGCGAGCACGATCTCCTCGGTGTTCCACATCCCCGGCTTGATCTCGCCCGGGATGCTGATCTCTTTCGTCTGGCGCGTGCTCGGGTCGTAGTTCTTGGTGCCCGGCGCCGCGTTCGCCCAAACAACATCCAGCTTCAAACCTGGAAAGGTTGCTGATGTTGGGTTGCCAATGTTGAGCTTGATTTTGACGCCGTTTGCGTAGGGCGAAACGTCCTTGACTGCGAGTGTGACGCTGCCAATGTCCATTTGAGCGACGCTATAGCCCTTTTCGGTCACAGAAAGAGTCGCAGTTTTGCCGGCGCCACTGAGAAGAGCATTTTCGAACTGCAGGCTAAGTACCTCGCTCTGCAGCTTCTCAACATCAGCCGTCAATTTGGAACGAGCGGCCTCAAATTGGTTGAGCGCTTTCCCTTGTTCCGTGGCGATGTTTCGCAGCGATTGGAGTTCCGCTACGGTTTCAGCGTCGGGCTTACAGCCGGAGAGGATTGCAGTGACGCTTATTAAAGCAGCTGCCGCAGTGATTCGTTTCATGGTTTGTAAGCACTCCCGTTTATTGTGTCCCACATTGGGTAGATCCTCGCCAAGTGATGTAGCGAGCACTGATGGGCTTGGCGGCCGCATCCCGTGCCGCTGTTCCAGCGCGCCAAGCGGTCTCGCTTTGGCGAAGTCGGCTCTCCGTTTCCGATCTGTCGATCTTGCCGGCCTGCAGAGCTTCCAGCGTATCGATGTCTTAGCTGGCCCATCGCATCCCCGCCACATCCGAACTTGAAACAGGGTCGGTCTTGAGGATCGCGTAAAGCTCCTTGAGCTTGTCGATCCTGGATAGCTCGCCCCGGGCTCCTCAGAGTGATGCCTCTGTTCTCCATGCTGAAAACGCAGCGAATTTACGGTCGGCGGGGGAGGGGGAAGTACATGCTGCCGTAGCACCCACAGTTAAAGGCAAACATAGAAAAAATTTGATTTTGCTCATGTTTTGACTATTTTTGTTTCAATAGGGCCAAATTTTTTTGCCGTCGGACCACACGAGGCGAACGCTAGGACGCACTAGCCCTCTTGGGATTGCCACTTTTGATGGTCGGCTGCTGCACCTGGAGGTACTTTTTCGCATCTGCGAGGAGTAGGGCTTTGTATGTGTCGTCCAGCTGGTGAAACAGCGCCAACAGTTCGGTGTCAGCGGCGCTCAGACTCGCGCTATTGGCCAGTGCCGCAGAACCGGCCAGCCGTGGCTTGTCGGTGGTCGAGACGTCCGGGATAAGGAACTGCCATGCGTCTAGACCAAACGCACGCGCGATTTCTTCGATGTTGCCAATCCCGGCGCTGCTCTCCGCATTTCGAATGCGGCCAATTGTCGATTTCGTGACGCGCCGAGAAAGCCGGTTTTCTAACGTGACATTAGAAAGACCGGCATCCGTCATCAATCTATCGAGATTTGCGCCAACGATTTCGGCAGCTGATTTTTTACCCATAGATGGAACTATGCCCCGGCAAACGGACCATTTGCGGGTTGACGCAACCCAAATATGGGTTGAGAATACGGCGCATGAACCAGCCGACATTTCTTGCTTCGGTGCTCGCACGTCTGAGCGCCGTTCGATTTCCCGATCTGCACAAGGTGGCCGAGGGGTCCGGCGTGCCGGAGAGCACTGTGCGCAAGCTGCGATACGGGGAAGTGAAAAACCCTCGCATCCAAACAGTCCAGGCCTTGCATGACTACTTCGAACGCAGGGGCAAGTTGGCAGAAGGTCCTGCCAAACAGGAGGCGGCATGAAGTCATCGAGCCATCCAGCCTTGGGGGCCCGGCGTCCGGCCTGCTTCGCGAAGCGCATCTTCGCTGATTTTGTTGTCCGCAAAGCGATACGCCGTTTTGCATTCGGGGCATGTGGCTATGGTCTTCGCACGGTGATTGAACTGGAGTATCGATTTCACCGCCTTGTTGTTCAGACACCCGGGACAAAGGTGATGCTCCGGCTCGGCAGCGCGGGCTGCTTCTTTTACTCGAAGGGTGTAGGTGCCGGGAAAGGGCTCGTCCAACTCATAGCGCTCGCGCTCAGCGTGACGTTGTTCAAAAAGTCGAATCTGGTCTTCAAGCTCGTGTACGCGAGTCAGCAGCGCACGCTCGCTCTTGGCGCGCTCCGCATCCTTTTCTTGTACCGCGATGACATGAGCCAGAGCGATCGAGAGTTTCATTTGCAGTTCATTGGTGGCCGCAATGATCTGCGCTTCGTCCTTCAACTCCACGGCAGCCTTGTAAGCGCCGACGGCATTGGTAACCATCGAGAAGATGGCGGTGACGTCCATATGGGCTCCCCCAACGTAGAAAAGGGTGGTGTAGGAGCCTCCGATTCTACGTTGCGCGGGAACGGCGACGGGAAGGGCGGCCATGCGTAAGTTCCTTTCTCGGATCATCTTCCAGCTTATCGCTCCGCACCTGGATCAATACTTGGAAGAGCGGGACCGCCTTCAAGCCCGGGAGGCGCTCCGTCGCTCGTTCCCTATGCATTCAGACGAGCAGCTCTCAGAACTGGCTCGCATGGACGTTCCTCTTGAAGGCGAAGCCGCCAGTGCCGAGGCTAGTTCCCGTCCCGAATCACCCCCTCCAGTAGCGAAATCACCCTCTCGATGGAACGCGTGTGGAGCTCTTCGAGTGACTGATCGCGCTGATGCATCGGACCATACGGCAGGCGAAACGTAATGGTCTCGCCAGTTTCGAAGGTAAAGGACTTTTCGATGAACTCGGGTTGCTTTCCGAACTCGATGCGCGTTTGCATATCGCGAATTTCCATGGCCGGTTCCTTTCCCAAAGTAGGGCGGTGTGAGAGCACCCATTCTAAGGGGCTGGAACTGGTCGCCCATTTGCGCCGCCAAGGCCTAATGCACCCCGGTGGCCGCCACTGGCGTTGGCTCCATATCCGCGCGGTAGTCCGTCTCAAGGCACAGGCGGTCGAAGACCGCCCGCACTGTCGCCTGGTCCGCGTCGCCCACCACCGAGTCGGCGAGTTCCTTCGCAATTTTCAGCAGAGCCAGCGTGGCCTGGGCTGCGCCGTCTTCCACCTTCACTCCCATCGTGCCCCCTCGGTCTGCTCGTCTGGTGGGAATGTAACTGCTCGGAGTATTTGACGCATGCGACATGAATCGCACAAAACCCTGATCGCCGTCCTGCGCGATCACACCTCGGCCTGGCGAAAGTCGCTCGACTGGTCCCGGGAAACGATGGTGGAAACGATCGTGCGGGAACACGAAGCCCGTAATGGCCCGGCCGTAACTGGTATCCGCTTTGAGCCGCCCACGCAGGACGCATTCGCGCGCATGAAAGCCAATGCCGACCGGGTGTCGCGCTGGTTGGACGATGAGAGCAAGGAGAACAACCTCCTGCCGGCCAACTTCTTACCATCGGTTCTGGCTGCCATGCCGCATGACCGGCGCAGGCATTGCGTCGACGATCTTCTGCGCCCGCTCAACTTGGCCGTGCGGACGCTGGCCACTGAAGGCTCGGACGTCATGTGCGTCACGCAGCTCGCCAACGTGCTGCGTGAGCAGGCCGAGGCAAGCGCCGCGCTTGCGGCATTGCTCGACGGCCAAGCGACCAAGGAGGAACTGATTCAGGCCCACCGCGAAACCTCGGAATCGATCGTCGCGCTGCGGCAGGCGCGCGCGACGGTGGAGCGGCAGATGGCCGCCGCGGGGATGCAAATTCCTGACAAAAAGGCCCACCTGTCATGAACACGTCAGGGATCGCCGTGCAGTTCCTCGCCGGAGGGCGGAACGGCATACTTTGCGGCAAGCCGCTCGCATGTTTCCGTGGCCACGATGATGAGATCCGCCGCCTCGGAGAGACGTCCTGCAACGTCCAGCGAATGGCGCTGGGATGCTGCTCTTGGCTCCACAATGCGCCTGATTTCGTCCAGCGCCATGTCAGCAATTGCGAGTCCGCGCGCAATCCGATGTGCGGCCTGTCGTTCCAATGGAACGAGGTGCATCAATTGTTCGAGGCTGACATCAATGTCAAGGCCGCCGAGCTCCTCTTTGATGCGCGGCATAGCTGGATCATCTTCATCATAGAAGACCGCGATAACGCTGGTGCTCCGGAGTTTATGCCCAAAACGGCTCAGTTTCGGTGCGAGGTGTGCCGCGTAGAGGGCGGCCATCGCGACCTGATCGCGCTCGCGCCGGCGAGACTCCGCGCTTGCGACCGTCAAGGCAATTGCAGCGGCGAGGAAAGTTGCGATTGCCGCCGCCCACGCGGCCGTGGTTGGATCGGCGATAAATCCGCGAAAAGGCGGCGAGAGTATCGCCGCAAGCGCCAACACGACGGCGATCGCGCTAAACACCAGTACCCAGCCGCGCCAATCGAACCAGTTGCGAATCGATTCGTTCATCGTGGATCTATTCCTCTTTGTGACTTCGCGCGATCTTATTCCAGCATTTCCGAGAATGTCAGCATAAACTTCGCCCGTGACGCTCTAGTCGGCGGCATATGGCAATCACACATTGCTGAGTTTCGGAGGGGGGGCTAGATGAAGGATTTCGATCCGTTGCCCGGGCCTTTGACTCCGCCGGATTGCGACCTGCGCGACTTCGCCTTTATGCCGCTGGACGTCCTGCGGTTACGCGACAGCGACCTGGCAGTCAAGGCCGATGGCGAGGCCTTCAGGTGCGCAGTGCTGCTGTGGTGCGCATCTTGGCACCAGGTGCCGGCCGCCAGCCTGCCGGACGATGACGATGTCTTAGCGCAGTTGGCTGGCTTCGGCCGCGTCACGAAGGAATGGCTGCGCCACCGCGACGGTGCTCTGCGCGGCTGGGTGAAATGCTCGGATGGCCGTCTGTATCACCCCGTCGTCGCCGAGAAGGCCGTGGAGGCGTGGCGCGCGAAGATGGTTCAGCGTTGGAAGACTGAATGCGCCCGGATTAAGAAGCACAACCAGCGGCACGAGACAGACTTGCTTGTCCCTGATCTTGATGAGTGGCTGTCCCTCGGTTGTCCCCAGGGACAACCAATTGGTGTCCCTGGGACAAAAAAGAATGTCCCAAGGGACAGCGGCGCCAGTCCAGCGGGACAACCCCAGACTGTCCCTCGGGAAACGCACTCCAAGGGACAGGGAGAGGGACAGGGACAGTATTTAAAAGAAAAAGAAGCAGCGGCGGCGTCTATTGCGCACACGCCCGCGCACGAAGACGACCCTGCTCCGCCGTCGCTGGACTGCGGGAAGACGCCCGAAGAACGCGCCATGTCGATTGCGGTCTGGCTGCGCCGCATAGAGCAGGCCCGAGGGAAACAGCCTCGTGGCACGAACGCCAGCGATCCACGCATCAGGGCATGGATAGAAGCTGACGCCACGGGCCTACAGCTCCTGGACGCCTACAACCAGGCCGTGCTTGACCGCGAGGCGACAGGTGACCCGGGACCCATCACGCCCGGATTCCTGGACATCTTCGTCGCCAAGGTGCTGAACCCGCCGCAGGTTGAAAGCGCCCTCAAGGGCGCACGCCCGGCCGTGTCGAAGTCCGATCCTCTTGTCTGGCTCACCACCGCGTCAGGCCTGGAAGCGAAGGGCGCCGAATTGGGCATCGTGCAGGAGCAGGGCGAGCCGTTCCCCTCATTCAAGGGCAGGGTGATTGCCGCCGCCGGCCTGAGCGAAGACGACAAAGCCCGCGCTCGTGCAGACCTCAGGGTCCACATATGACCGCCACCGTCCAGTGCGTCAGCTGCGTCCTGTTCACGCTGCGCGAGGCGCCGAAATACGCCCAGCTCGGGCTTGGCCGCTGCGCCTCCATGACAGACCGCCCGGGCACCTTCGTCAGCCCGCAATACCCGCGCGAATGCCGGGACCACAAACCAGCGCCCCCGGCCAAGACGGCCGCGCGTATCGAATGGCTGCGCGACGTGCGCAGCGAGGGAGCATGATGTCGAACCAAATCACGTTTACGGTACCCGGCGTGCCGCAAGGAAAAGGCCGCGCGAAATCCAGCTCGCGTATAGGTCGTGATGCCAAGACCGGCGCCGCACGTGTCTTCACGCGCCACTACACGCCGGAGGCGACGGTGGCCTATGAGAGCCTGGTCAAGCTGGTCGCGGCCCAAGCCATGGCGGGGCGTGAAGCCTATACCGGGCCTATACGGATGGACCTGGACATTGTCCTGCCGATTCCGCAATCCTGGTCCGGTGTGCGGCAGCGCCGCGCGGCCGCTGGCGAGATCGCGCCGACCGTGAAGCCGGACGCTGACAACGTCGAGAAGGCCATCAAGGACGGCTGCAACGGAGTCGCGTACCGCGATGACGCCCAAGTGGTCCAGGCCAGCAAGCGCAAGATCTACGGCCCGGTGCCGGGTGTGGCCGTGGTGCTGACGGTGTTGGACATGGAACCCGCGCAGGGAGTGAAGAAAAATGCGCCGTGAAGCCGGAACATTTTCATGCCCTGAGCACGCGATCGCGGTGGCCTATCTGATGCTCGCCTATCCGATCGAGCCGAAGAACCCGACGCAGCTGATCTGCGAGGCCTTGCAGGAGCGTTTCGACGTGGCGTACGAGCGCAAGGCATTGTCTGGGCTGACCCCGCATGAGTGGCACGCGCAGGCAGTGTTCATCGTCAAGCTGATGGGACGGACCTTGGGCGACGGAATTGGGTTTCATACCCTGCGGGCGCAGTACGGCACGGGCGAGGAAGGCGCCACCAGCGCGCGCCGGGTCTCAGAGTGGCTGAATCCGGAAGCGCCTGCAGACAGCCGAGAGAGGGATGTGACCGACATGCTGACCGCCCACATCTTGCGGGGCAGGCCTCGGTTGCGGGACCTGTGCGACAGATTCGACCTGCCGTATTCCGCGCTGCAGCGGCCGGCGAGTGCATATCGCGTGCTGGTGGAAGGTGCGCGGCGCGCGGCTCTGTACAGGCTGACCTTGCAAATGGAGGGGGTGGGTCTTATCGAGTGCAAACAGGGGAATTGACGCCCTGCCCTAGCGTCATACTTTCCCTTCCTTTACGCGATTACAAAAATGCCATTCGAATGCCGCCTGGCTTGGTGAGAAATCTGAGATATAGGGTTTGCCAAGCGGGCGGTTATTGAAATCCCAATATTCCGTTAGCCGTAATCGCTCAGAGATTCTAATCGCCATGGAAGGAATGTCTACCCAGATCAGCCCCTTATCGAACAACGTGTGCACGTCTACACGAAGTAATAGCCCGTTAGAAATGACATCAGTTTCGTGCCCGCTGTAGGCTCGGATATGCGCCGCCTGGAGCACATGCTCCACTGTGCTTCCGGATACCGCGCATGTGCCCCGATAGGCAACGAGCAGTGAGCGCCGGAACAGGGCCTGGCCGTGACGGCTAACCAGCATTCCTGTCCTGCGTCGCCGCGTATCATTGACGTTATCTGGATCGAAATCTTGCGAGTTTGGTCCAGCATCTCCCTCATCACCCGTCGGGCCTGAGACCTCTCGCACGCTTAGCCGACTTTCACCGTCCGGTAGTGGTTCGCGGAAAATCTCCCAGGTTCCATGGATGGCCGGATCGTATAGTTCGTATGCGCAGTCCTTCGTGAACTCGGTCTGGAACAGCCTATCAAACTGGTTACCCTGATTTGAGATCCGTGGGCGAGTGTTGGATGGGTAATGAACCCTGCTAGGAGAATTCACTGAGAGCCTGTACAGAGCGGCTTGCAGGATTCCAACCTGATAGCTGGGTGTGCTTTTCAAAATATGGTCACGAATCTGGGCCGGTGTCGCACGCCCTCCTAGTGCGATGATCGCATTTATGGGGAGATGCCAACTCGGAGAGTTTCCGTACTTGAATGTCGTGCTTTTCTCTGGGGCGGCGCTCATTTCTTTCACGATGCGTTCAAGCTGTGGCCGTTTGTTGGAGCCAATGTGGTCGGCCGGGCGCAGGCCTTTGATAGTCGGCAGGCCAAGGTCCATTCGAATTGCTGATATGTTCTGCATTCGAAATTCAAAGGCTTTAACCGTACGAGGGAAGCGATCAGCAAGGTCTTGATAGATTGCTTTCTTCGTAAAGCGCTCACCTCGTTGCTCCGCGGCAACCATCTGTTGGTAAGCCTCGGCGGCTGCAGTCAGCTCCTCCTCCGTCCAATCGTCCGACTTGTGCGGGGTCGGGTGGGGGGGAGGGAGTGGGGCAGTATCGTCGCGATCCATAGGTGCGGGTGCTTTATCGATGGCCTTAAAGAGGCTTGACAGCTTGAATCAAGTTATGCAGAATTTACTCAGACTCGTAGCAAGTGCGAGCTAAAGAAACGCCTCGGCCAAAAACCGGGGCGTTTTGCATCTGATCAGTCTGTGTAGAAGCCGATAGGTTTTTTCGGGCTGACCGGCTTGGCCTTGGTGAGCACTATCGAAACCTGCGTGTAATGCTGCACGACTCGAAGCTGTGAGCCGTCGTCTGCCCGGCCCACAAAAGCAATGAACTGGCCATGCAGGCTGATCGATTCCACTGCCATCGCGTACCCGCCTGACGTGAGGCTCACCGAAAAAGCACCGGGAACGGATTCGAGTTCTTTCTCGAAATCTTGAACCTGCTCGCGAATCGTATCAAACGCGTACTCGGGAATCGATTTCGGCACCCAGGTTTCTGGTGGAATGTTCTGCGGGAGCGCGGACATTGTCTCTCTGATACCGGCGAGTGTGCTTCCTATATCGGGAAACTTGGCCATTCACATCTCCTAGATCAGCCTTTGTGCTGACAACAATGAGCATTAAAAGACGGCGACGGCCGAGCGGCGGCAACCGCTTGACCGACAGCCGACCCACGGGTAAAGGCCGTGAGCGACCCGAGGCCGTCCCACCTGTACAGGCGGGGGCAACGGTAACACATTCTCACAACTATGGCATCCCCAATCATTCCATGGCTGGGCGGCAAACGTCGCCTGGCCGATCGCATTTTTCCGTTTTTCCCCGCGCATGAGTGCTACGTTGAGCCCTTTGCCGGCGGCGCAGCACTTTTCTTCCTGCGGCCGAAGCCTGCCAAGGTCGAGGTGCTGAACGACGTCAACGGCGAGCTGGTAAACCTCTATCGCGTGGTTCAGCACCACCTGGAAGAGTTCGTCCGGCAGTTCAAATGGGCGCTGACCAGCCGCGACGTGTTCAAGTGGCTCCAGATCACTAGGCCGGAGACGCTGACGGATATCCAGCGGGCCGCGCGCTTCTTCTACCTGCAGCAGAACGCCTTCGGCGGCAAGGTGGACGGTCAGACCTTCGGTACTGCGACGACGGCGCCGCCGGGCTTGAACCTGCTGCGGCTGGAAGAAAACCTGTCGATGGCGCATCTGCGCCTGGCCGGGGCGTATATCGAGAATCTGCCGTGGCAGAAGTGCCTGGAGATGTACGACCGGCCCCACACGCTGTTCTATATGGACCCGCCGTATTGGGCGACCGAAGGCTATGGCGTGCAGTTCGGGTTCGAACAGTACGAGGACATGGCGGCGCGTATGCGCCAGCTGCAGGGCCGCGCGATCGTAAGCCTGAACGATCATCCGGACATTCGCCGGGCGTTTGACGGGTTTCACATCGAGGCCACCGAAATCCGCTACACGGTGGGCGGGGGCCGCGGGGTGGAGCGGGGCGAGATCCTGATCTTCAGCTGGGATGTAGCTGCGGCGCCAGCTGGGCTTTTCTAAAAAGCATCAGCCTGACTGGCGGCGCTCACATTGCTCTGCCCGGCGCCGTTGGCGCATTAGTTTTAAGGAATGTCGAATTAGGGCTTTTTGACGATCGTGACGTTGACGCCGGCAGCCTGCAGTTTGTCAGCCAATTCCTTCACATCCAAATCCGTGCCCACAGTGAAAACGCCGCCGTAGAGCGTGGACGACGTCACTTCCGTGATGTCCTTCAGTGCTTTCTTCACGTCATCGATGACGCTTTGATCTGCCATCTTTTTCGGGGTGATTTGGTACAGCTTTGCCATGTTCTGGCCTCCTATGTAGACCACGTTCGTGGTAGTTGGTTGCGACCAATCCGTGAATGCGGGTTGGCCATATTGCGAGTTGCCCTTCGGGTACGGTGGGCTATTCGTTGGAATCAGAGTCTTCGTCGTTGGGATCCTCATTCCCGCTGTCGATCTCGGCTTGCAAGTCTGTGTAATTCAATTCATCACCGCTACGGAGCTTGTCCAGGAGGTCTTGCATATATCGTTTAGCGGTAGCGGCTTTCGCGCCTTCCAGGCTTTTGCTGGCGACGATGGCATAGCCTCCGATGTCCAACTCGACCATGTAAAGGCCGTAATCAGTCAACGCATCGGACACGTTGACGATGAAGGGCGCACGCAGGCGTTCACGATGCGACAAGAATTTGAGGGTCGTCTGGCTGATGCGCACGCGGCTATGCTTTACGCGGAAAAACAGGGCGGCCAGCAAAATGGCAGTTTGATAAGCAGTACGCATGGGATAGATCCAAGGAAGCGATAACGTCGATAGATCGATATCATCCAGATTCAGGAACTAAAAATCTATTAGTATTTTGAAACCATATGCTACGGATTCAGCTAGGTTAATCCGTGTGGCTTGCAGGAACGTCCAGGCCGGGGGCATGCAAAGGCCCGGCCAGTTCAAAGCGGATCTCAACGAGCCAAGTTGGCAAGTGTCAAGGTGTGAGCATGGCCAGGTTGCCCAGACGTGCCGTGGGTGAGGGACGGCCGCGGCCACCGGCCGAATGGCTGGAACGCACAGGCCAGTCCGGCCTCCTGCAACTGCAGCCGGCGCCCGAGCTTCTCGCCTGGGCGCTGGACTCGATCGTGGCGGGTAGCGGACCAGTCAACAACCCGGACCACGTGCACCTGGCGGACGCTGATCTGGCGTTCGCGTGGGCGTCGACGGGCTTCCAGAAGGCTGGCCGTACTGTGCTGGGCCAGGCCGAACAGGTCATGTTCCGCGAGGGCGGCTGGCAGAAGGGGCTAGGCGCGCCGTTCTATCTCGTGTGAAGATCCGTGCACGCGATACCGCAAGATGACCGAGTAAGTGGCACTCGGCATTTCAGCTTGCCTGGCTGCTGCCGTTAATCAAAAGGAGTTCACCGCTTGGAGCTGGGAGTGTTGAAAAATAGCGAAAAAATGACCCAGGCCGATTGGGCCATCTTCGGGCTGGCGCTCATCTTGTTGCTACCGCCCGTGTTAGTAATCAGTGTTTTGAACCACGGTAGCGCGGCGGCATTCGTTACTTCTGATGCAGGGCGGTCGCACTTTTTATCCTATGCATCGTTTTGGCTTGCAGCCATGGCTGGATTGACTGCAGGCCGCGGCGTAATCAGGCATCAACGCGGCACGCCCAAAGCAGAATTGGCTATAGCGTCCATTCAGGATTACATCGAAAGTGCCTTATTGCTGGTCACTTCCGCTTGCACGCTGGCGCTCACTGCGCTGGACGAGCAGCAGTTGCATCATCGCGCCTTCTTATGGATGTTGACAGCGTATCCAGTGATTTACGCCGGGTACCTGTTTGCGTTGAAACGATGGGAGAGAGTGCTGCGGAAGCGCAATAGGGCTGTTTCCCTGGCTTCAGTCGGATTGCGGCATAGCCGGCGCTCATTTTTAGTGGCTGCTACAGCCGTGGCTTTGGGGCTTTGGACCATGGACTGGTTCTTCTTGCCCGTCTTGACCGGGTGAATCAAGTTATGCAGAATTTACCCAGACTCGTAGCAAGTACGATCTGAAGAAAAGCCCCGGCCAAGAAACCGGGGCTTTTTGCGTTTAAACAGACGGCAATTCGGTGTCGCGCGTGGCGAGGATCTGAGTAACTGCGCCTGGTTGACCCACGACTTCACCAATAAGTCGCAACTGCGTTGACTCTGTAGTACCGGTAATGACCAGATCGCACTCTTCAATCCCAAATATGTTGGGCAAGTATTCCGAGTGACGCTTGACGCGGACCTTCGCAAGCAGCTTTTCACCTTTGACGGCGTAGCTCCCAATAAATGAAAAGCTGCTGTCACCGCCAAACAACCGGCCCGCCTCGAGCACCATGACACCGGCGCCATCCTGGACGCCATATCGGCCAAACTTCAAGGTCCAGAGAGCTTCAATCATGTGGCGCACTCCCTCTCATTCCTCGGCTGCGCCGCAATCGGCGTCAGGTCGATCGCATTTTTCCGTTTCCTCGGCCGGCCCAGTCAATTCTGCAATCCCTTTCTGCACATCCCGTAGGAAGGCGCTGGATTCGGACGTCTGAATCATCGATGGGACGGCGAGTTCGAGAAGGCAAGTAAGCATCTCGGTGAACCACCATTTGGCATCGCTTCCGATCGGGATTACATGGGTATAAGTCAGATATCGAATCGCGCGCGTAGTTATGTTGGGGTCTCGACCGAATTCGATCACGTCGGCGGCCTGCGCAGAGGCAATACGCATGAATTCGCCCGCAAGCTCCGCCACCGCGATCTCAGGTGTGCCCTGTTCTGACCATAGGGCCCCTCTCGCCAAGTTTCGGCAGGCAATCTGCATTGCAGCAAGGTCAATGTCCTTCATTGGAGCCCTCCTTGCTGGGGCTGGCGTAGCGCGGACGATGGGCGGTTGCCCTAGCGGTCGCCTGACCGTACTTGTATTCCGGCCGGCTGATTCCAGCAAGTTATTGTTCCGGGCGCCACCGTTTGGCGCGCGGTGGGTGGTACAGATGGCATTCGCCAAATCACAACGGCCACGGCCACCACCGCACCCAGATGGGCGTGGTGGCTTCTATCCTGCGCCAGAACTGTCGGTGTGGGTTGAGCAAGCGATCTTTGCAAAAGGTGGCGCCCTCTACAACCCCGATCACGCCCACCTGATCGACGCAGATCTGGCTTTCCTGTGGGCGCCGGGCGCTATCGAAAAGGCGGGCCGTATTGTGCCGGGCCAGGCCGAACAGGTCATGTTCCGCGCTGGCGGCTGGCAAAAGGCGCGCCAAGAGCAGCAGATGATCGAATGGTTCGGCCGAGTGCCGGCCTTCTTGATCACGCTTTCGGCGGACTATTGCGACACCTGCCCCGACGCGGACTTCTGCGCGCTGGTCGAGCATGAGCTGTACCACATTGGGCGGGCGGTTGACACTTACGGCGCGCCGGCGTTCGACAGGCTGGGCCTGCCGAAGCTGCGGATCGTCGGGCACGACGTGGAAGAGTTCGTGGGCGTCGTGGCGCGGTACGGGCCGTCGTCGGGAGTGCGGCGCCTAGTCGCGGCGGCTGGCGCCACGCCCGCCGTCCCGCGGCTGGACGTCGCCCGTGCGTGTGGTTGCTGCATATGAGCCGCGTGACGCTACTTGAGTGCTATCGGTTGAGCTTTGAACGCGTATGACGCTGCAAAGGCGGCCACGACGGGCAACAGTGGCGCATGGTCAGTTGTTCCCAGACCAGCCTGAATAGCCATAGTGGTATACGCTGCTGCGATGCCCAGCGCACCCCCGATGGATATTCTTGTAGCTAGGTAGGCGCCGTCCCACCAATTTGTTTTGCGCCGCGCGTGAATGTTCATCGTGAATGCCGCATGGTCCAAAAGTCGTGAGGTGATCGAAACGAAGCTCCCTAAGTAGGCGGCAAAGCAAACCATCTCGTCGATTCCCCCCATGCTTCCCAAGGCAAACCATATGGATGCAGCCGAGACCAGAAAGGCCGTACCAAAGCAAGAGAATATCGCGCGCTTCTGGGCCGCCGGAGTGAGTGCGGTGAATGGATCGGACGAAATCGTCGCTGGCGGTGGCGTTGTGCTCATCTTGAAGTCCAGTGTTGTAAATAGCAATTAACGGCAGGCCAGCCCATTCGCTTTAGGACCTGGGTCATGGCAAAACTGACGGACACTCACAAGCAATTTATCGTCCAAGCTCTAGCTTGCTGGGATACCCCTAGCCAGGTCGCTGACGCAGTGCTGGAAGAGTTCGGATTGGGCGTTCCTCGGGGCCAGGTCGCGCAGTACGACCCAACTAAGGTGGCTGGCAGGAGCTTGGCCAAGAAATGGCGCGAACTATTCTTTTCGACCCGCGAGAACTTGAAAAAGAGCGCGGGGGAGATCCCCATCGCGCATCGTGCCTACCGTCTCCGGACGCTGCAGCGAATCGCCACAAAGGCCGAAGGCATGCGCAACATGGCCATGGTCCTACAGGTCCTTGAACAGGCCGCGAAGGAGGTTGGCGACGCATATGTGAACAGACGCATGGAACCGGTGAAGCCGGCGACTGCCAGCACCCAAATCCCGGAGCAAGCTGAATATGTCCTTGCTCCCGACGAGCCCGCGCCAGGCAATCCCGTCCTTTGATGCGCCTGCGGCGCTGACGCCCAAGCAGGCGAACATCTATGTGTGGGGCTGGCAGCCGAATGCGCGCTTCAGGGATGCTGTGTGCGGCCGTCGATTCGGCAAGACCTTCCTCGGCAAAGCCGAGATGCGCCGGGCAGCGCGCCTGGCGGTGAAGTGGGGCGTGAGCGTCGAGGACGAGATTTGGTACGCCGCCCCGACGCAGAAGCAGGCCCGCCGAGTTTTCTGGCGCCGGTTGAAGCAAGCCATCCCGGCCGGCTGGCGGGCCTGCAAGCCCAATGAAACGGACATGCTGATCACCCTGACCACGGGGCATTTGATTCGCTGCGTGGGTCTGGAGAACTATGACGATCTGCGCGGCTCCGGCCTGTTCTTTGTCCTGGTCGATGAGTGGGCCGACTGCAAGTACGCGGCGTGGGAAGAAGTTCTTCGGCCAATGTTGTCGACTTGCCGCTATGTGGTCGACGGCGCCCAACGCGTCGGCGGGCACGCTCTGCGCATGGGCACCCCCAAGGGCTTTAACCATTGCTATGACACCTACCGGGACGGACAGGACGGGCGCCAGCCAGACCATAAAAGCTGGCTGTACACATCTTTGGAAGGCGGCAATGTGCCGTCTGACGAAATTGAATCCGCGCGGCGCAAGATGGACCCGCGCACGTTCCGTCAGGAATACGAGGCCAGCTTCGAAAACTATGCCGGCGTTGTGTATTACTGCTTCGATCGGCGGGCGAACCATACGGACGCAGTTATTCGCCCTGGAGACGTGCTGCACGTCGGCATGGACTTCAACGTCGGCAAGATGGCGGCCGTCACCTTTGTGGTGCGCGGCGGATTACCCCTGGCGGTGGACGAAACGATGAAGGTCTTTGACACGCCCGCCATGATCGAGA